CAGTAACACGTCGTCTGTAATTATCGCCGATTGTAGGTAGGTCTTTGTGATCCAGTACAGGTGCCCATTTGTTTAGCAGGGCTTCGTAATTGATTGGTTCATTATTAAACATAATTTAGTTTCCTATTGAAAATTATATACTTATTTATAAAAAATTAAAATTTCTGAACTCTTGATATTGCCTTGATATACGCACTCATATTATCTTCCGGTTTGTTCCCACTTACGGGTGCGGTTTCTGGCAACTTTTCTACTACTGGTGTTTCTTTGGCTTCATTTAGGGTTGTAGACTTCAAAACTTCTAATTTTTTTCTAAATGAATCTTCATCGTCAAAAGAAACTGTTTCTGAAAGCTGTTTCAGCTTTTCTGCCTTTGTATCTATCATACCTTTACATGCTTCTGATATTATTGCGGCACGCTTAAATTCCTTGATTGACTTGTGCATTGACGCATTCAGTTCAATCTGCTCATTTAACTTATCATTGGCTTCTTTTAGTGATTCTTCAAGACCGGAGACTACATCTACTTTTTCATCCGGGACATCTATGTTATGTTCCACAAACAGAACTTTCAGACCTGAAAACAGCGATTCAGCAAGTTCTAATTTAGTGCCGGACTCTATAGCGATTTTGTTTTCTTCGTACCACTCACTAACAACATAATCAAGATATTCGTCTAATTTATCGACAGTCTCTTCCAACTGCTTTTCGACATATTGTTTATATTCGGCATCTTTTTCTTCAATTAGTGTTGCGAACTCTTTTTCTTTCTCTTCAACTAATTGCGACACCTTTGTGTTTACGGCACTTTCAAACAGGACTTTAGCTTTGTCTTTAAATTCCTGTGAAATGTCAGTGCCTTCTAATAGTGTTTCAAGGTCCATAACTATATATTACCCGTGTTTATATAAAATGTGATTTTATTAAATTATATTTAGAAAAATTATTTTTTGATTATATCCAAATATTTTTCAAACAATACTAGCGCACTATTTTCAATTTCTTTGTTTGTCATTTTCTTCATGTGTTTCTTTTGTTCGTCAATCTGTTCTAATTTAAACACACCGAGACTTTCATCCCAAACCCAATTGTCTGTTGATTCCATGATTCCGTTTACAAATGCTATTGCACACGACGGATCAGAAACAACATCGAACGCGGCGAACCTAAAATCATTACCAACATAATTTACACCTTCCTTTAGTGTAACCGATCCCGCGCCCCTACTGGATACCCCGATAGAAACACCGTCCTGAATTAATCCGCGCAAAACATTGCCCATTGGGGTTTGAAGAACTTTAGCTTTTCCTAGAATATCATTTCCGCATGTGTGTAGTTCATTTACTAAAATACACGCACGTTCAGGATCAATTGATAATCTATTCTGAGGATGTGACATTTCCCCTAATGCTCTATTTTTTGATATATATCCGGAATCATAATCATTTAGTGCAGATTCCATGACTGATTTAGGATATATTCTTCTGTTTCTGTTTTTTGTGTCCATTTGAGCAAACGGACCCTTTATATATAGAGACTTTGTACTTTCTTCTATAATAGTTTCAATACCGGAATCATATATTTCAGAAATAAACTTCATTTTAATTAGACCTCATCTACTGACAATTTCCATTGCGTTAATTTATAATGTGATGAATTAGGAATGTAAACATTAGATTTACCTAATGTGTTTATAATTAGATTTAGTAAATCTTCCTTTGATCTATTTATAAAAATCGCATCATTGCCGGATTGTTTTGCAGAAATATTATCTTTTATTTCTTGTTCTTTTTTACCCAAGCCGATCTTTTGTGGATTCGCAACCGTTTTTGAGAAGTCTATTATTGACATTTCAGAAACTAAAGATGTGTTAGCGGATTCTAACAAAGAATAAATTTTAGAATTTAGGGCCAACACAAGAGTTTTCCGGGCTGCATCCAGTTGATGTAATCTTACTTGGTTAACAAACTCTAATAGTGTGTAATTCATTTTATTACTGCTCGTCCGGGGCGTTTGAGTTAGCTAATTCTTTGTTTCTTTGTAATTGAAGTTGATAATCTTCCATCATTTCTACTTCTAACTTCATTAAATCTTCTTCATCATATCTTAATACATCGCGCTTAATTTGTGCTGATGAGAAATACTTACCAACCATCGGGTCCATCTGTTGTATTAATTGCACTTGTTCCTGTAGCAATTCATATTCTTTTAATTGAGCAATAAGAACATTTGATGTAAAATCATAGGTAAAATGTTTCTTGAATTCCGGCCACTCTTCGGGGGATATTACTTGCTTTAGAATTAATTGTGTCTTTAAAATATCATCAAACAGCTCTGAAAATTTAGTTCTCAATTTTGATATGAACGCGGCGAATTTTAATTCATCGCGCGTAATTTCAGACGATCTACCTAAAGAAAATGCCTGATTTGGCTCCAATCTACCTATAGGAACATTTAGTGCCTTGTATAATTTTTGTTTTAGATATTCTACTTCTTCTATTACACCTTGGTTTTCAACGCCGGACAGTGTATCTATTTGAACGCGCGATCCGTCCGACCTAACCGGTATCCAGTAATCCTCTAATAGAGATTGAAATTTTCTATCATCACTTAATTTACCGGTTTCGGTATTATAAATCATTCTGTTTTTATAACGATTTATTAAATCGTTCATATATTGTTCTTGCTTATTTTTCGGCATGTCCCCTACCGGGACGCCGAAAATTCTGCGTTCTGGTGCCCTACTCACCCGCGCAATTAACATCGCATCTTCTGCCATGCGTAATTGATTCGCCGGTCTAATCGCTTTGTGTATTCTTGAAAGAACTATATTAGATTCACTATCAATAATACCGGAATCGCAATATGAAATTGAATCGACACTAAGGTGTAATTCTACCCATTGTTGATTTACTATCGGCTGACCGGTATTATATTTCGTCGGTTGTGTTTTATAAACATAATACTCATTTACAGTTGAAATTGTATCAATTCCCTGATCATTTTTGACTGTTTGTATTTCCTTTACTTTTTTTATATTTCTGCAATCTAATTTTTGAAGTTCTAGTATTCCGTTCTTTTGATTATTTGGATCAACAATTTTATAGTAATAACATCTGCCGTCGATGTACCAGTTCTGAAAAATATCCTGCCCTTCGCCCCTAAAATTTAATAGACTTAATATGTGTTCAAATTCAAATGACATTCTTTCCTGTATAGGTTCAGGAATGTCCTGATCAGTAAACCTTAACTTAACTATGTCATCTTCATCGATTATAATTGATTCAGTTACAATTTCCTGTATTCCCTGATCAACCTCTGATTGCATTGCGGTTGCGCGGTATTGATTTATTAATCCGGATTCATCTTTCCAGTTAGGATCAATTGATATAACTTGACCGTATGCGGCAGCGCCGGCGCTGCCGACAACAATGCTGCCGTCAGGTGCATCTGGAATGACCTTTAATGTCTCTTCTATTTGTTGTTCTTTTGGTTTTCCGAATTGAATCCCGAATATATTAAATGCCATGTTAAATGCAAAACTCTATTAAGTTAATGTATAATTATTTAGACAAAGAAAAAAGCTACACAAATTGTTGTTTGTGTAGCTTTTTATTACACGACTATTATTAGCTAGTAACGCCGACGGCGCGCCAGTCTGTATACACTAATGATACTGTAAACAATTCTATCTGATTGTTTGCTTCCCATGCTAATCTAATCGGGGATATTTGATAAGGCATCATCCCCGTGAACGTATATTCTTTTATTACGCGCTTATCTTTTGAAAACTGTTGTACTTTACCATCACTCTGATAGTCTAATAGATTTGGTAGTGTCGTTGAGTTTTCTTCATGTTGCTTTATCGCGTTTAACCAGCGTTCAAATGTGTCTCTGACAGCAAAATCCTCATCATTCATTATCGTTATTGTTATCGGGTCAAATCGTCTATCTCCGGCAACATAAACAACACGACCGAAATACGGGACCGGAACAGGCTCAACTAATGATCCGGGTAATTCGGCATCCTTTGTCATAAATGTTAATTTTTGACCTGCAGTTCCCGAATTTATTGCAGCGGGAAATGACATTTGCCATTGAAATAAATTAGGTCTAGCCAGTCCAAGCGGTATTTGTGATTTAAAATCAGTTATATTAAATGCCATGAGTTATTACCTTTAAATTCTTTCTTTGCTATATTTATCTAATACAAATTTTAAACTGCCGCAGTCATAACACTTTAACCACCCGGCAGACATCATCATATTTTCATCTTCTGTCATATTAAATTCGTGCTGCAGTTGATATTTGGACACTTTTTTATTATTTTTGTAATAAAAATAATTTGGCGGCGTTGTTCCAACATTTATAAAACCACATTTTGTATATGAGTTTCCATCGCTAATTCTTCTATCTGCATATGAAATTATTGATCCTGAATTATTGTCAGTAAAATATTTTAATATTTTACTGATTCCTCCAACAACAACCGTATTCAATTTTGAACTAACTCTAATAACTTCCCATGAATAAGTTTTATCAAACATAGATTTCATAAAAGATGCACACATAACTAGCTCATCTTTATAAAACAGCCCAATATAATATGAAGCAGGCGAAAATCCATATAAATGCGTATGATTAAAAAACTTTCTTGCGGCTTGTGTTGACACAAGCCTAACATCACAACACCTAGCATAAATTTTATTGTCAATAATACCAAGTTTTGCCGATATTATTGATTTGACAATATTTTTAGATTCTTTCCACTCATAATCCCAAAATTGTAATAAATTAATTCCAACAGCAATTGCATCATTAGTTTTATTTATATGATAATTCTTATCTAATTTATTTGGGTAAGAATGCCAAAACACACCATTACATTCAATACCTATATTGTATTCTGGTATTAATATATCAATTTCTTTTGGCGCTAATTTAGTTCTATCGTTTTGAATATAATTTATTCCAATCTTGGTTAACCAAGATTGCATTTCTAATTGCCAAGATGCAACCCCGGAATCCATCAATCCGTACTTGTGTAATAGCGGATAAGCATTAATCCTGTTAGTTCTTATTACTTCTATATTTGGTGGAGAAATACCTAAAAGTATTTCTATTAATTCTTTTGAATATTCTTTTCCGCGGCGACCTATAGAAATATCTTTTAACTCAACGGAGTCTGGTATTTTTATACCTAATGATTCTATATATTGGGCTTTATATTTTATAATAGATGCCGCTCTACTCTGAGTTGTAGATTCAGAATATCGTTTGTTATAAATTTCTGGTATTTTATATGAATTATTAACCCCATATTTTTCAATTAGAGTATTTTTTATTCGTGATTTTCCATACTCAGATGCAAGAAAACACTCGGCCCCATATCTTTTCATTGATGTTGATTTTCTCTTATCTTTTTCTTCTTTACTAATTTTGCGCCCGGATTTCTTTTTATGACTATTATTTCCGCAGCTAGGAGAACAATATTGAATTTTTGTTTTATTATAATGAAATTTCATTATAGTGTTGCAAGTTGCACATCTACAATAATCGCCGTTTAATATTGCCAATACTTTATTCCTAAAATCAGAATATTCTGAAAATGTTGACATTATATTATTATATAAATCCCCATGCCCGTTATTAACCAACCAAGCATAATTTCTTTTAGAGTTTATATTTCCGGTTTTAGTTAATATAATTTTTTTTATTTCTTCTAACATTAAACAATCCTCATTAAAATCGCAGTGTGTGTCATATAATTGGCGAAAGTCAAGTAAAATATTGACTTTCGCCATATGTCACATTGGATTATGTATTCAATTGAATTTCATTAAAATCAACCCCAGTCTTGGCGGCCACAAACGATAGAACTATAAAATTTATTGAGCGTGCAGGCTTGATGTATATATCGCCCCTGAATTCAAATGAATCAATAACTTCTGGCGGGTTATTAACTTCTGAACACACAACCCTAAAATCATAAATGCCGCGGCGACCCTTAACAGTTCTTAAAAACGGAGTTACCATGTTAACAAATGAGGCGCGCGTGAATTCATCATTAAATTCAAACAAACTATATTTTGCTGCGTCAGAAATTGACTTTTCAAGAACAATAAACAAGCGTCTAACATTTATTCTAGTAAATGCAGAATTTGCACGATCCAGCATAGTTTTATCGCCGTAGAGAATGGGACCAGACCCGCTGAATGATAATACAGGATTAACTCCGGCTTTATATAGAACATCGCGATCCGCTTTGCTAGGGGTCCATGCTAATTTAATAACATTCTTTAGCACACCGCGCTCAAACCCGGCGGGGGACCACCACGGATCGCGCAAATCATCGGTTCTGGCTGCTAATCCGGCAACATCAGCATTTACAGGAATCCAGATATACTTATCATTATATTTGTCATAAAAGTATTTCCAGTTTGAGTCCATGAACGCATATGATGTTGAACGATTTATGCCAGTTGATGTAGAATTCTTTCTAGCAACTATTTTGTCTGCAATTCCTGTCCCGCGACAATCATCTAATTCAGGTGAACAAAACACAACACAATCGCGTCTGGTTTCTGCTACGTTATCAATTGCATATTGTGTTGCTTGATACGAGGCCGGACCCATGAACAATAATGATATATCAACATCTTCAGAATTAGTAAATTGATCCAGTGCTAGATGAAAGTCGCCAACATCAATTGTGGAAAATCCATCGGCACCGGACACTAATGAATTAACAAGAGATTTAGTAGAATTAACAAATGCGACACCGGTTGATATAGTTCCAGCATTAGTCCAGACTGAAGGATGATCCATCCACCAAACGTATAATGAATCTCTATTAATGACTGTCTTATAATATGCAGTTGAGCCGTCATCATATTTTGCATCTGATGCTTTTGATAGAAATGCAAATCTTTCTAACACTGTTTCGGGCGTGCCGGTAAAAATACCGTCCTCATCTACTATGACGGCGTGCAATTCATCATTTGACCCGGACGTGCCCAAAACCCAATCTGATGTTTTCGGAGCAGAATCAAATAGATTCTGATATTGCCATTTTGCAACGGCAGTTACTGCGGTAAATGCCTGCGTTGTATTAGACGCTAGAACAATGTGTGTATCATTAGTAATTACGTCTATTTGTCCTATTAATTTTCCGGTAGCATTATCATATAGTAATTCACCGACGGCTGCGGTTGCGGTGAATGTCGTTGAAGTTCCGGTTACTGATTTTGATGCATTAGGAACTGATAATGTGCCCGCAAGGGTGCGCTGCCAGCCGGCTGCATCGGCCAATTCGACGCGCAATGAATTCCCTATTGCACCGGGATATTTTGCTGCCCATGGGCCAACATTTGCCTCACCTTCACCATATGCTTGTTCATAATGATCTGAATTTTTAATTTGAATTGCCGTTCCGGTGCAAACTGCGTTTAATGCTTCATCGGAAACGACGCGGGAAACTCTAAGAGAATTTGAATACGCAAGAAATGCTGCGGCACTAAACCAGTATTGTGCTTGAACTACTGATCCTGCGGCGCCTACAACAGAATATGATGGTTTTCCGAAAATTGTTCTTAATTTATTTTCGGAATCCACCAATACTCTTTCGCCCGCCGGTCCCC